TAAATATACCAATTGTTCTGGAGTAACATCAGATTATCTTACATACCTTGAAAAAGTCAGAGACTATGCTATCAATAATAACTGGGAACTTCAGAATCCAGCATATTTGGAAAAAGCAAATTCAACAACCACAAAGATGGGTGATAACACAAAAAGAATGATGGTATCTGTATTGAAAATATACGGTGGTGATTATTCTTCTATTGTTCTTGATAACCCAGACATCAATGCTATGACTGCTGAGATGAAACTTGCTGATTGGATTGCTGAAAAGAAGTTTTATTGTAGACAAGGATTTATTGGATCATGCCTCAAAGGTGCTAATCTTGGTGTATTTGGTGCTCATCTTACATTCCTTCATGCCGTAACAGCAAATATTGAATATAAACTTCTTGGTAGTTCAACATATTTTTCTGAATTTGATTTGGATACATTATTATATGATGCAGCAAGGATTGGTAATTCAGTTAATCATCAGAACTGGTTAATGGTAGCAGCATATAGACATTTCACAGGTGGAACTTTTAATGATGTTTATAAAGCACTCGATGAAATTTTTCCTGATGTAATTCCTGGAGAGATTGAAGGTACCAACAGCACTACTCGTGGGTGTACCGATTTTATTTGGCAGAGGATTGGATGGGAATATTGTTCAGGTTCTTCTGAAGTATATACTGGGAATGATTTCCTACAAGCATTCGCATGGAGCAAGATATGAAAAAATTAATATTACTTTTAACCACTTTGATATATGCGGGATTTTTGTTTGCTTATGATAATGATTTTGGTGCCGATAATAATTTCTACATCGGTAAGTCTGTTGGTGTACACATACCAACCCTGGCAACATTACCAGATCAAGTAGGATTCTTTTTAGGTCCAAAAAGAATCCTTGGTTTTGAAAAAGGTGAACTTGAACTTGATAGTATTGATGATGGTAATTTTGAATTGAAGAGTGCCAAATATTCTAATAATGGTTTATTCTATAGAGAATACATAACCACTTGGAATCTGAATTTGCTTGCTACACTGAATGAGTATAAATTATTTCTTACTGCCGACGCCAGGGTTGATGACGATCATAACAGTGGATTGGTTTATGGAAGTACAGTGGAAGGTGAATTGGAAGCAAAAGCATTGGTTGGATGCTATGGTATTGGATGGGCATATGGATATGGAAGATTATTTTTAGGATTTGATGTTGCGTCTGTTTGTTATACTTTCAGTGAATCAGTCGATGCTGAGGGTGGTAATAATTCACAAGATAGTGACCTTGAAGATGTTGGAGAGTTTATCAATGACTTGAGTTCATCAAATAGATACGCAATGATATATCTGGGTTTCATATTTTAATGATATCGTCAATTATAAAAGGATTGACGGCCACTCTAACTGATCTTGTCATAGATAGATCCCAAAATCTTTCTCAACAAAAAACTTTAGAGGTATTGAGAAAGAATCTTTCAAGAAAACAATTAGATATTATTGAAATAATAATAAATCGCCCAGAGACATATTGTGATATATGTCTCTTGGTCGAAAAACACAAGTGTCCATTTCAATGAGAGCAAAAGTAGTTCTGGTATGGAAATGGATTATACCGATGACTATTGGGTTTATAATAGTCATCGTTTCAATGAACTATTGTATTTGGACTTATATAAATAAAAAACACACACCTAGAAAACACCATAACTGTTTCTTTCAAAATGAAGGTGACATTTTAATGACATTTAGAGGAACATTTACTAAGGAAGAACGTAAAAGAATCTGGAAGGAATGTAAAAAAACCAGGCATGATTTTAATAAACGAAACTAAAAAATAAATGATAGTATTTTAAGAATAAATTCAATATATTTTGGTATTGTAAATATGCGAAAGTTAGAAAAAATATTAATAGTAGATGACGATGATTCGTTTGTAGCATTAGTTAAAAAAGTTCTTTCAGATGAAAAATTTCTGGAAATCCAAACATCAAGGAACGGTTCAAGAGCAATTGATATTATCAAAATATTTAGTCCTGATATTGTTATTATGGACATTCATCTTCCAGGACATATAGATGGATTTACAGCAATTAAATGGATTAAATCACATGATAATGAAATAGAAATAATTGCTATTTCAGCAGATAGTGAATCCCAAACTCACTATAAAGCAATCTCATTAGGGGCATTTTGTTTTATAAGAAAAAATAAAAAAATCACTCAATTGCTTTCAAGGTCAATATCCAGACTGAAGAAAATAAAAGAATTACAACAGAAAGAAGAAGACTATATGACACAGGCAAGATGTGTGTCATATAGTAAACGGTCTGAAAAAAGAAAACATTTTTCAGACGCTGAACGAATAGCAGCAAGGGTTAGATTGGAAAATAATAAGGAGGGCATTAATGGCTAATGAAAAATGTACTCTTTGTGATGACACAGTCACCTTTGATGCTTGTGAAAGAATCCGCAAAGAAACTGTTGAAAATGTAATCAAAGCAAGAGAGATAACCTCAGAGTGGATTCGGTTGTATATAGAACAATCTGTTGAAAGTCTTAGCACGACATTGGAAGATATAGAAAAACGTCAACCTCTCAATGCTGAAGAGATATCTGATATTGTCAAAAATAAAGTCAATAAATTGATTGATGATATATTATCTGAACGTCTCAGACCAGAGGCATTTACCAAATTCATGACAAATGCTATTTATTATTATAATGAAAAGAATAATATAGCAACCATAAAGGATACCAAAACTTTCGACCTCACTGAAGATGATGTGAAAATTATTTATCCTTTGAAACGATATTTTACTATTGTTGGTATTATAATAATGTCAACTATTTCAGCATTCGGGTTTTATACTAAAATAACCAATGACATTGAGAAATCTAAAGAGACGATAGTTTCATTAGAACAAAAAATAAAATCATTAAGAAAGGAATCAGCAAAAAGTAAAAAATTCAGAGAGGTAACATTTATCAATCTCAAGAAAGATATTGAGAGATATCTTGAATATAATTTATCTAATGATGAACCTCAATTTGATGAAAATACCGATTCATGGAATATTCATACTGATAGCAGAAAAAATAAAAGAAGAAATGCTAGACCATATATACGATAGGGCATGGTTATTGCGTTTAATAGTATAATAACCAAATAACCCTCATTATAAAGGATTTTATGAAGAATTTCATCGTTTTTGTCGTTTTGACATACATTTTTGTTGGAACAAGTTTTGCCGGAAAGAAAGACCCCATTGGAATGATTTTTGGTGTGGAAGGAAAAGTTGAGTATAATAAAACTCCATACACCAATAAATGGAGAAAAGTAAGACGGAACAAATTTATTTTTGAAGGATATCAAATACGCACAGACATCAAATCTTCAGCAAAAATAGCATTGAAGAAGACTGGCGAGACGTTCGTAGTAAAGGAAGATAGTATCATAAATGTAACAAAAAGTGGTCTAACAACCATAAATGGTTCAATCAAACAATTTGAAAATCAAAATAAATTGCTTGGTGGATTGATGAAACGATTTAAAAAATCTCAATCTTATACTACCGTGAGAAGAAGTGCTGAGAAATCAGGCATTTCAATTGATGCTGTAAGAAATGTAGTAATATCTTCAGAATCACCTATAATAATGTGGGAAAGTGTTGGAATTGATTATAGATATGAATTAGAGGTTGGATATAATACATATCTAATACCACCAGATACAGGAATCATTGAAGCAGTCATTGATACATTTAGTGGCAAACGGAAATTCAATATTAAAGTTTTCAAAGGTGATAAATTTATTATGGAGACTGGCAAATATAGATCAAGAGGAAGAATGAAAGAAAGATTTATCAAGATTCTTTCAAGGTCTGAACAACGCAATATCAGAAACGCAATAGAAGCAATCAATGATAATTTTGGTGATAATTCGTTTATGCTTGGAAGTTTCTATGAAAGGAAGAAAATGTGGTTTGCGGCACTTGAACAATATAAAAGTTATCTAAATGAGAATCCAGAAGAATTGGAGATGGAACCTTATGTATTTGCTTTGTACAAGAAACTCAAATTCAAAAAGACATATAAGGATGAATTGTCTATTTGGAATGAGAAGATGAGAGATTAGATTTTTTGCCTCAAGCATAAATAACTATAGGACTTTTATAATCAAATTATGCTTAAAAACTACAATCTAATAATCATTGATAGGTCTGATATATTCTTGGATTTAATTGAAATAAATTATAATTTAGATCCAAGATTCAAATCAATTTATACATTTAATGATTTATCATTATTTGAACTTTTTTTCAAAAAGAAATGTGAAAATAAAGAAAAGTTGATAGTGATTGTTGATAAAGAGATGAATGGTTATGAATCTCTACAGATGATAAAGAAATCTGATAAATCAATACCAGTTATCTTAACATCAGATTCTAATGATATTTTAAATGCTCTGAAAGCACTTGTTAATGGTGCTGATGCGTTTGTTGATAAACGTCAAAAATATTTGTTAGAATTAGATCATATGATGATGATAACATTGAAAAAGATAGAGAATGATATAAACAGAAAAAATTCATTAGACAACATAGTAAAACAAGAAATATCAAAATATTTAAAAAAAGTTCCAAGATATCCTGGACATTTTCCAAGCGTGGAATTTATAAAACATCATGAACTTAAATTTATTGAAGATCACATAGCATATGGATAATAATTTCAATTCAAATAGAAGGAGTGATGCTTCACAAGAAGAGTTCATTGGGTCTTTATATGATAGCATATTAGCACTCGCTGATAAAAATGCTGTTTCATTGGTAGAGAATGCTAAATTGAATTTTCGTGATGTGCTTGCTTCATCTATTAAACCTCTTGAGGATAAGATACCTTCAGAAGCGCAACAGAAAAAAGTAGTGGAGGACATTCTTGAGTCTGATTTCATAATCAAGTTAAATGAAAGTATCAAAGACAATGCCACCCTCAGAGAAGTGATAAATCAAAGAATAACTGAATGGTTGAAAGAAAGAAATTTGAATGAATCGGCAATGATGGAAAAAGTGATGACAAACATCAAATCCAAATTGTTTGGTTTTTTCTTCATGAACATGGCGTTGCTCATCCCAGCAATTTTATGGATTTTAACATTACGGACTGATATTACATCAAATACCAAATCTATAAATGATGCCGCTGAAATGGATGAGAAGATTGAAAAGAAGATTGATGAACTCAAAGATTTTGATGATAATGGGACTCTAAAAAATCGCGTGGATCTTCTTTATAAATATAAAAACGAAACCCTAAAAGAAAAATTATCAACAATTGAAGATACCATAAAATATAATACAGATCATAGGGATTTATGGGACGCAATCAAAAGAATGACAAGATCTCAGCGTAAACGACAATGAAAAAAATTATAATTCTAATATCTATTCTTTATTCATCAATCGCATTATGTGATGATTCGATTGGTTACAATATTGATTTCCTCAACACAACAATCACACCATATGCCAGTCTTATGTTTGTTGATACCTCAGCAAATAAAGTTCCAGGCCAATATAATGATATTGAAGATATAAATGAAGGTGTGTATGGAGGAGTTCAATTCCAATCTTCAATATTCGCCCATTTAGAAGCAAAAGGTCTGTTAACATACGAACCAGGATTCAAGGATGGTAGTGATTTAGGTTTTGAATCTATTCTTCTTGAATTGTATGAATGTATAGGCAATTTAGATTTTGGTTATAGATATGGAAGATTGATTTACTCATATGGACCTGAAGGTAATAAAAGAGTAAATCCAGTATATAGACATGATATCATAAATGTCTCTTCAAATCTTTGGTTGAATAAAAATATCTTGTATAGGCATGGGGATGGACAATCAGGATATCTATTCTATCATTTAAACTCACATTCCTCTTTCAATCTTGAATACACAGACATCACAAAATATAACCCCAAACCTATAGCAGATTATACCAACAATGCTGATCCTGATTTCGGTATAGAGGTTGAAAGTGTTGATGTTATAGTCAAACATATAAGTCTTGATTTATACAACACCGAAGTTTCTTATGATGAAATGGATATAGTGATGAATATAGACATTTCAAATGAACATTATGAAACGCAATTTCCAATGGTACCACAGTTTATGCGTGTTATTGGCGTTCTTACCCAACCTTTTGAATTACGGTCTTATTCAATAAAACAATGGATTGGTAATTTTGTTGGGTCTGCTCAAAATATTGAAATGGAATATCTTAACACTGGGACTGATAAAAGGTATTACAATATTTTTGGTCTTAATGGTTTTGAGGGTACTATACGAATGATGCATACTCTGTTCCAGTATCGACCACCTAATTCAAAATTCGCCAATTTCTATATTGAACGTGGTTGGATGATGAAAGGTGATGGTGTTGGAGAAACGGATGAGAATAGAGGGCATGAAAATTGTATAGGTAATAGATACGACTTCACTGTAAAATTCTCACTGAAAACACAATTTTGTGATATAAAAAACACCCAATTCTTACCATTCAATGAAAACCCTGATAGATCAGAAATGGAAGAAGATTGGAAACTATATGCTATTCAACTAACATACCAAATATAACAAATGAAAAAATTATTATTCATTCTAATTTTTGTTTTTTTGTCCTCCATTGCTGTTGCTGACCATACTACTATTATAGGCAGTGATGAACTCAAAGTGATTCGCATTTCCAAATCTCATGCTATTGGTTTATTTAGTGGTATGAAAAAGATGCTTCGTGGAGAAATAATCAAAGTTTATCTTCCCAACCTCAAATCTAATGTAACCAGAGAATTAGTTGAAAATGTTCTTGGTTTGAATTATAATAAATTTGTTGATACTTTCCATAGCAGGTCATCAGTATTGAAAGGTAATTTACCAATTATCTTACCATCGACTGAAATTATGGAATTTATAATGAGTACAACCGATAGACCTGCTATTGGATATATTTCAAATGGACTCCAACCTTTTGTTATAGGAGATTCAGAGGGAAGAATAATTTTGATTGAAATTATACATGAATAATTTAAATTTTCTACTTGTTGGTACCAATTTATCCTTTCAATGGACCGTTACTGAGCATTTATCCAGATTAGGATATTCTAATTTTTTCAAAGTTAATACCTCTGAGGAATCTTTCAATCATATAAAAAATAATCAAGTTGATGTCATAATCGGGCATTATTCTGAAGGATTGGCATTATTCAAGAATATAAATAAACATATACGATATATGAGAATACCGTTTATATTAGGTCTGAAGAATGAAGACGATGTTTTCAAACATGGAGTATATTCAATTTTATGGAAAGATTTTTCAACTGATGATTTAAAGAGAGAAATCAATAAAGTTCAAAGTTTGGTATCATGATTGTAGAAATATTATTAGCAAATACTCTCAATACAACATTATTCGTATTGTTAATTGCTTCCTTTCTCATTATTTTTGTGTTGAGTACAAAATGTATAAAATGTGATGAGATTATAGCAGATTTACAAAACCAAGCAGATACTTCAAGAAAAGGTTTTTATCATTCAGCATTAGTCGCTCAAGAATTAGTTGATTTAATTGATTTAGCACCAATAAGCAAAAAAGATTTGAGAATACTCGCAGTGATGAATGATAAAATAGAAGCATTAGACAAAATAAAGGATTTACAATGAAGAACGATATACTTTTCAATTTACTCCCAAACTTCACTCCTAAAGAGAATTGGGGTGACTATACATTGATAGATCCAGAATTGCTTGTATTGATGCAGGGTATAAGAACATTTATTGGTGAAGAAGTAAATGGTTATATTCACATAAACAACGCATATGATTTAACAGGTCATTCAAAAAAGAGTCAACATTTTTTAGGAAAGGCATGTGATTTTTATGTTGGCAATGTTGACTTCAAGGTTGCGATAGATTTGATTCTGGAATTTATTGTGAATAACCATGTATCTGATAAGGTTGGTTTTGGAATATATCTTGATTGGAAAACGAGAGGATTTCATCTTGATACCAGAGGAACAAGAGCAAGATGGAGTAGAGTAGAAGGAAAATATTATGGTATTGACTATGGTATAGAGGCACTAAAAAACGAAAATAAATAGGAGAACAATGAAGATAACGAATGGTGTATTCTGGGCAGATAATTTTTTAGAACTGGTAAAAAGACTAAAAGATTTTAAGGGTTTCAAACCAAAAGATGCTTACAGTATCAGTCTACTCACAAAAGAACTTGGAGAACGGCAATTACTTTTTGAAGGCATCAGAAAAGAAATTCTTGAAAGGCATGGAAAGGTAGAACCAGATGGTAATGAATATAAAGTACCAGATGAAAATTGTACCGCATTCCTAGAGGATATGAAAGAAGTTTCAGAGATTGAATTTGAAGTTGAATTCAATAAGATTCCATATTACGAGGGACTAAATTTTTCTCCAGGGGAAATGACAATCGCTGAAAGTATTATTGATTTTTCATCATTAAAAGATTAAATGGCAACAACTACTGATTACGCCCACGAGAGTTCATTTATTTTCAGGATGGGTAATTCTGTGAAAGAGGTGGAATTCAATATAACGGGTGTTTCTGGAATGGGCGTTTCTCTTGGCCAGATAGACCTGAATTGGCAATCAACTAAAATGAAACGCCCAGGTGATGAAGTAACTTTTGGAGAATTATCTCTTACAGTATTGCTTGATGAAGATTTTAATTCATTCACTGAGTCTATTGAATTTATCAAATTATTCAAAGATTATGAAGCAAATACAACAAGTTGGGATGATGCGTTTACTGGTATTCTTATGACTACCAATAATCGCAATAGATTCAATAAAACATTCGAATTTCATAATTGTTGGTTTCAATCTGTTAGTGATTTGACATTTACGAGTACATCAACCGATGCTACTCCATTGACATTCACTATATCAGTAATATATGATTATTTTTCGTATAAATGAGAAAGGGAAGATATAAATTCAAGCAAGGGAAGTATAAACCAATCCATCCAGAGAAATGGATAAATCCAGATGAAATCATCTATAGGAGTGGTTGGGAACTCACTTTCAATAAATGGGCAGATAAGACACCAAGCGTAGTTCTTATAGGCAGTGAAGAAATAATCATCCCTTATAGGTATGAAGTTGATGGTAGAATGCACCGTTACTTCACAGATTATTATATGAAAGTATTACAAGAAGACCAATCAATAAAAGAATTTATTATTGAAATAAAACCATTTGCTCAATGTTCACCACCGAAAGCACCGAAAAGGAAATCAAAAGCATATACCAGAAAGATAATGGATTATATAAAGAACGTCAATAAATGGGACGCAACAAAAAAATACTGTCAGCAACTCAGAGAGATAAAAGGAAGAGATATCGAATTCAAGATAATCACTGAAAACGAATTACCAAAATACAATGGCAAGTAGATTTGAATATAACACAATGTACGCATTTAGGTATGATACTCCAGTCACCTTCAAGAAAATAAAAGTCTGGGATAAAACACCATTTGTTTTTCCATTGAATATTGAAACGAAAAAAGGAAAACATTATATGCTGGGTCTCAACCTTCATTGGTTACCACCAATGAGACGGGCAGGATTTGTCAAGTGGTTAAAAAGCATTTCAAAAGCATCCAAGAAATCATATGACAAAAAGAGAAGTTCATTATTACAAGGAAAAGAGGCAGCCATTGTTTATAAAATGTTGAAAGGCACTCCATATGAAAAGGGTATAAGAATGTATAGAAGAGATCAGATAAGAGGCAAAATCATTTCAGTACCAATGGAAGATATTACTATGAGAATGTTGTTGAAAAAGGATTTCAGGACACGAACAGAAGGCAAAGGTGGTGCCGCATAAATAAGAGTAAAACATTAAAAGACAAATTATGGCAAATACATTTTCAAATATCTTTGAGGAATTGAAAAAATCATTCTATTCTGCTGGTGAGGCTAAACTTGAAGTAGGAAAGAAAGATACTTGGTCTACATCAACACCCCAACCGTTTATCCCTCCACAAGAGGGTGAAATATCTCAGGGTGGAAGTTATGGATATAATCTAGCAGGTTCTATTGATTATATCTTAGCAGAACGAGATAGTTTGATATCACAATGGAGGAACATGATGTTTACTCCAGAGACAGATCAAGCAGTTCAAGAAATTGTTAATGAAGCATTAGTTTTTGAAGAAGATGATTCACTACCATTTGAATTAATCCTTGATGATATAGATACAACAGATCAACTAAAAGATCAAATCACTGAATCTTTTGATAATCTAATGAAATTAATGGATTTCAAAAATAAAGGTGAGCAATTATTCAAACAATGGTATGTAGACGGTGTTCTGAATTTTGAAGTTGTTTATAATAATAAGAAAATTCATGAAGGTGTCAAGAAAATTATTCTATTATCTCCATACAATTTTTTCAAATTCAAGAATGTAGAAACTGGAGAAACTACTTATTTCATGTCAACAAGACTTCAAGATAGAATGAATGATTCTTCTCTAAATCTTCAAACATTATCAACTGAGTCTGATGTACATTATAAGGATGAACAAATAACCCAAGTAACATCAGGCATTCTCAGTGCTGATAGGTTATTTCCATTATCTCATCTAAACAAAGCAATGAAAGTTGCCAATCAATTAGCACTCATTGAAGATTCTCTTCTTATATACAGGATCACAAGAGCACCAGAGAAAAAAGTATTCTATATTGATACTGGACGATTACCTAAAGCAAAGGCTGAAGAATATATCCAGAACATGATGAATAAACATAGAAATAAAATCAATTATAATCTTGATACAGGAACGGTGGACAACCAAAAAAGGTCTATTTCAGTTCTTGAAGATTATTGGCTACCTAGAAATGCTGACGGAAAAGGAACTCAGATTGATGTTCTTCAAGGTTCTGGTGCTGATCTAGGAGAAATTGCTGACCTTGATTATTTCAATGATAAATTATATAGAGCATTGAATGTTCCACAAATGCGAAGGCAAAAAGATTCTAATTTTGAAAGCATTACAACTTCAGGAATAAATGTTGAACGAGAAGAAATAAAATTCTTCAAATTCATTGTTCAACTCAGGAAGAAATTCAACTCAGCAATATATGATTTACTCAAAAAAGATTTATTAGCAAAAAAAGCATTCACTATTACTGACTGGAATAGTATTGTTGGTAATATTAAAATTTCATATAAAAATAATTCTGATTATGCTGAAAAGGCAAAATTGATGAATATGGAAGAAAGGATGAATATTGCTATGAATGCTGCTCAATTACAAGATGAAGGAATGCTGACTAAATCATACATCAAACGAGAAATTCTTGGATTTACTGATGAAGATTTGAAAAACTTTGATAAAGAAATTGAAGCAGATTTAAAGAAAGAAAAAGAGTTGGCTGATAAATATGGCGAACAAGAAGAGGAATAATCTAAGATAATTAGAAAAACCACTAAAAAAATGAATGAAACTATAAATAGAATAAGTATAGATAACGCAATAAAATCTCTGGAATCTAATACGAAAGAGGAATTCTCAAACATTCTTTCAGATTTATACCAAGAGAGATTGGAAAAGAAAGTTTGGGAAGTGTACAGTTTAATCGAAGACGAACTTCGTGATAAAGCAAAAGCATATCAAAAACAACATAGGAGAAAAAAAACATGAGTGCTAAACAAATTGATAAGATGATTGTTGAAGCGTCTGAGAAAAATTATGTAGGATTTTCAGAGTTTGTAGGACAATTAGTTGAAAGTAAAATGACCACCAGCATTACTTCCA